TTTAAGTTTGATTTAGTTTTAAATGTTGGTGATGAGATGGATTTCAATACTATCTCTAGGTTTGCAGATGGCAAGGCTGAATCTTTTATGCAAACCCTGGATCAAGATCGGGCTACATGCCAGGATATTCTTTATGATCTTAAAACAGATGTAGTATCAAGATCAAATCATTCAGATAGGTTATACAAGGCTATACAGCGCATACCCGGATTAATGGGGTTGCCGGAATTACAATATGCCAACTTTATGGGCTTTGATGATCTAGGCATCCATTACGCAAAACAGCCTTATGCAATCCCAGGAACTAACTTTGTCCTATGTCATGGGGATGAAGGGGTCATATCTAATATTGCCGGTCAAACCGCGTTGAACCTTAGTAAACGCTGGGGATTTTCTGTAATTTCGGGACACACGCACAGATTGGGCTATACATGCCATTCAGAAGCCTTTAATGGCCGATTACAGAGGGTTTTAGTAGGGGTTGAGTGTGGTCACACCTGTGATTTGAAGAAGATGAACTACACGCGAGGATACGCCAATTGGCAGGCTGGGGCGGTCATCATCCATATTAAACGTGGCAATGTGAGCGTAGAGATGATTCCATTCAATGTTGATGGTTCATTTACGGCTATGGGTAAGGCCTTTGGGTGAGGTAGATCACATAACACGCCGTGCTGGGCAATTGCATTTGTCAGCCCCCTAGTGTTTAATTGCATTTGTAAACGCAATTGACCAGGAAGGGTTAATATGTTACTTAGTGAAGTTACAAATTTTACAGGCACAGATGTTGCATTACAGATTTGTGATAATGATAATTATTGCAATGATCTTAGATTATTAAAACCAAATCCAACCAAAACTAGATTAGGTTTTTGTTCATGGTGTTGGTCATCATTAGATGCTAAGGCAAAATAATGAAACAAACAACAATTCAAGAAATATATGCCGTTAAATTGTTTATGTTTGGCAATATATTTGAAGTCAAGACTTTTAAATCATATAACTATGCACTTAATTGGGCTATTGCCAATCTTCAAAATTCTGATTGGGATATTAAGAAGGTGCGTCAATGAAACTCACAAAAAATCAATTTGAAGGTTTAACAGAAGCCCAAATGGAATGGGGCACTAACACAGATTGGTTACAACAAAAAGATAGGTTTGAAGATACTATCTGTTGGTCACATCAGTTCATTTATTGGGTAGAAAATTATGCATCAGTTGTATTGGCTACCGAATACCTAAGACAAAACAGATTTGATTACAGCATTTCTTTTGACAATGCCCTGGGTCAATATTGCTTTACAACTAATTATGCCGGGTCATGGGTGTATGCATGAACGCCGTAGCCTACATTGAAAAGGGTTGGTGGGTGTTACCACTAAAGCCACAATCTAAAGAGCCATGCAAGTTTTTACGGCACGGTTATCTTGATGCAAGTGATGATTTATCTACTATCAAGAAATGGTTTAAGGGTGATGATAATTTAAATATTGGCTTAGCCATTGCTCAATCTAATTTAGTTGTATTAGATTTTGATAAGCGCAATATTGCTTCTAGGACATTATGGGAACAGTATCGCCGGGTATGTGTAGCATCTAATACGCATACAGTTAAAACAGATAACGGCTATCACTTCTATTATCTTGCCGATAAAACAAAGCAATTTAAAGGCAAGTTAATACCAGGTATAGATATCAAACATAAAGGTTATGTTGTACTGCCACCATCTATACATCCAAATGGCAGTATTTATCAGGTAGTAAATGATGTTGATCCGGTTGATTTACCGGCTGAATTAGAAACGGTGATGGTTTGGAATTAGTTAAGTACGATAAACAAAGCGGTGCTTATGTTGATGAAAAGCGTAAGCATTTTGTAAAGGCTTCTTTAATCCGCAAACACGCCAAAAAAGCAATAGGCGCAAGGCAGGTTAGAGGAAGGCTATCAGCCAAAATGGTTGAAGCCTATTGGTTAGACAAGTTCAAGGAAGCGGTGAAATATGAACTATGAGATATACGGCTGGTTGATAACAATCTGCTTATTTACGCTGGTAGCACTATTGATTGGTGTTACATGGATGGTGGCTGTTGAAAATGGCTATGACAAAGGGTTTAAGAGTGGTTACAAGCGCGGTACTACCGATACAAAACAAACTAATGTAAAGGTAGAAAAATTTACCGTGAGAAGTCACCCATCAATGCGCCAAAAGATGCTTGAAGCCGACAATGAATACTTAATGGAAAAGGTTGTAAGCCTTTGGGATAAGGAAAACAGATAATGAACATGAATGATTATGTTGATGTGGCTGAGCGCATAGCGCAATTAAAAGAAGCCTATCCTGAAGCATCATTGCAACCTTATGATCCTAGTAAGCCTTATGAGATTGTGCAGGTAGAAGGTAAAACCTATGTGGTTTATACCGCCGCTTGTTACCGCGATCCTCATGATGTAAGACCTGGTGTTGCAGTTGCCTGGGAACAAATACCCGGTAAGGGAATGACAGCCGGCTCAGAGTTAATGATTTGTGAAACAAGCGCATGGGGTAGAGCCATTGTTGCGGCCATGAAAACTGCAACTAAAAGAGTTGCATCTAAACAAGAAGTAATGGCGGCTAAAGCCCGGCAATCTTGGGCAGTAACCCCTACTGATTCTTTAGATTCGGATTTACTATCTAGGCCATCTGAACCCATACCCTATACAAAGGCAATCTATGGTCAGCCTGGTAGCAAGTCGGCATTGATGGAAAGAATTATGCGCCATCAGTTTGTAGAGGAAAAAAAGTATGATGAGAATCCAGCACCTATGAGTGTTGAACAGGTAGTTGATGTATTGGCTACTGATGTACCGGCGGTGCAACATTGCCAACATGGTGAGATGCAACTTAAAACAGGCATATCTAAGGGGCGGGGAACACCGTTTTATGGATATGTGTGTGCCAGGGGTTGTGATGCTAAATGGGCAACTATGAGTAAGGAAACCGGTAAATGGTATTACCCAGGTGCTAACAATGGGTGATATGGAAATGATTGACCCCACCGGAGTTAGAGCAAGATTTACAGATGATGGGGTTGAAGTTGATATTGTGCCATTTAGTGAATGTTGTGAATTTTGCAATGACCCACGCATGATGAATGTAAACGGCGTGCGTAGATGCGCCGGATGTGGATGCATCAATCACATTGAGTACAGGGTTCATGAGTAAATTTGATTATCACCGGGCTATGGCTGAAGGTCATGGCTATAACCTGTATGTGGCTGACCTACTGGCCACGTTTGGGATTCCAAAGGTAGATGTACCTGAATTTAGCATTGCTACTACCCATGATGAGATTAGAGATAAAACCTTAAATGAAAAGGATATTGTGGTTGATGATCTAATTTTAGAAGTTAAGAGCAGTAGCCGATCATTTACAGATGTGGATGATTTCCCGCATAATCCTTTGATTGTGGACACGGTTTATGGCTTTGATAGCAAAATAATCAAGCCGTTTGCCTATGTAATTATTAGTCAAAAAACTCACAATATCTTTGTTATACCTGTTGCAACAAAGTATGATTGGGGTATCCAGGAATACTACGATGCACAGAGAGATATAACCGAACGCTTCTATATGGTACAGAAGCGACATTGCAGACCATTTATTGAACTAGTGGACATCCTGTTAGAGAGAGCCCATGAGCGAACCAATCAGATGTAATAAATGTGGTAATTGGATTATTAGCGATCAATCTTGCTACATCTGTTACATATTAATGAGAAGTCAAAAGAAATTAAGTTAGTGTGAACTAGATCACATCTCATATATTGAGATTAGTGAAGGAGTTACGCAATGATCATTAGGAGTAGTGTGCTAGGCTCACGCCTTAGCATTTGGCGTAAAGGCCAAAAATGCGAGCCCCGAAGGGGATGGCTCGCAAGGTGCTGGCTATTTGGGACATCTCTATGTTTAATGACATTCTTGCCCATTACAAAAGCAAATTCCGAAGTAATCCACAAATCCACTCTAAAGCAATATACATTTTTTAAGTTAGATTACTCATTTGAACAGTTTTATTGTGTGGATGAATTGTGGTTTATGGAAAGTCGGTGGGATCACAAGGCTAAAAATCCTAAATCTAGTGCCTTTGGAATACCCCAAATTTTAGGATTAAAAGAGAAGAATCCTTACAAACAAATTGATAAAGGATTGGCTTACATCAAACACCGCCATAAAAATCCATGTCAGGCATTAACCTTTCATAAGAAAAATGGCTGGTATTAGTGCCTAATTGTCAGCATGTGTATAAAACCCTGGGTACGCCATTGTGTCAATACTGTGGATTGCCTACCCATGAAGTAGATTGGGCTCACCAAAACAGGTTAAAAGAGCAGTGGCATATAGATAATCCAAATGCTCAATATGAAGGGTGGATGTCCATTTGAAGGATACAGAAAAGATAACCATAGGTATTACATCACCAGGTTATGTAGTTACAGACTTTATGACAAGTATTTTAGATGTTGCTAGATCACAAAAACAATTGGGTCAGTTCATAAGCCTACAAGGTTCAGGGGTTATTAGTAGGTTGCGTAATCAGATAGTTGCTACCTTCTTACAAAAAACTACTGATGATTGGCTATTGCAGATAGATACAGATCAAAGGTTTACAGTAGATCATTTTAAGAAGTTAGTCAGTGCGGCTGATAAAGATAAACGCCCGATTGTGTCCGGTGTTGTGCATGGTGGTTGGGATGTAGGAGAGTTATACCTAGAACCTGTGCCTTGCATCTTTAAGTTAGGTACTGACAATGGATTGTATGCTATTCATGATTATGAAGAAGATAGTGTGATTGAAGTAGATGCGGCTGGTACAGGTGCAATACTGGTACATAGATCAGTATTTGAAAGGTTTGTTAAAGAGGCAGATCAAACCCATCAAGGAGATAAGTGGTGCTTCTACCAAGACATGCCATTGCATAAAGAATGGGTGGGTGAAGATTTGTTGTGGTGCATTAGGGCTAAGAGTTTTGGGTATAAACTATATGCTCATACAGGTGTACAGATGGAACACCAACGCAAGATGTGGATAGGTCAAAAGCAACACAAAGACTTTGAACGTTTTAGGCGTGCAAGATTACAAAGTGAGGAACAGATCAATGGCAATAATAACTAGCCAGGTAACAGTTACAGGTACAAGACAATCAATCATTAGCGTTGATAATGTAACGCGTGATGTATTGCTACATGCCAAGCATGAGATATTTATTGGCAACAGCGGCGTGACATCAACAAGTGGTTACATCATGGACAATGGCGATGTGTTGAGGATGTCGCTGGTAGATGGTGAAGATTTATGGGCTGTAACATCCGGTGGTACAGGTACGCTACATGTTTTGGCCAGTAAAGTAGATTAAATAAAAATGAGCGTTTTTTCCCATTTTGAGCGTGCTTACAATACGCCGCCTTC